GCAGAAGCAACCAACGAGAACTCTCAATTGGTGGTAAGCTAAGTCTAAAATTTGCGACCCAGGTAAAAACTCCGCGAGCAAGCTCGCATGAAAAATCTAGGATCACAAAGATCGACATACGGCTTGCCGCCGGCGCAATGCGCCCGCTCCGGTCGCTGGAGCGTATTTATTAAGAGTGAGGAACTGGTGGTGCAGATTCCAGGTAATCCTGGGCAGCCCTGTAAAGAACAAGGGCTGGAAATCTTCACCAGCAGAAACCAGGATGTCCAAATTGAACAAAGGATGTCCCATGGAATAACCGAGCAGATGAACTTGTTGCAAACTGATGTAGTCAGTGGAACCAGTGTAGTCCAACCTCTTACCAGGTATCATGCGCCATGAATTGTACCACGGCACCTCAACGGTTAAGGAAGGATTGACATCAGGATGCATGACTGCTGCGCCGTGCATTGAAGCTGCCACGCGGTTGGTAACACCTTTCAAAGAATTCCTAGAGATCTCGTCCAAACTGCCAAAGGCAGCAGGATTATATGCAGAGATCGTCTTGGCATATTTAGGTGTGCCGACTGACGTAGCGCCTGTGTTGTTGATGTAGATGGGATAAGTCTGGCCATTGTGGCGTTTGAACATGAGGTACTTAAATCTCATAGAGCCACGCCAACCAGCATGCGCCATTGTAACCCAGTGAATCAAGGTCGTTGCGGTGTAATTATACTTGGCGGGAGCCACAGCTCCATTGCCAAAAGCACCGGGAACGTTGCCACGATAAATTGGGAATGCGGTATGACGGATGGAAATCTCAACATCATTCACAGCGGTACCAAGTCCACTCGATATTGGAATTCTCATGGAGTGCTCAAACCTTTTCAACAATGTTCTGAACGTGGGGATCGACTCTCCATAAAACACTAAGGCTGTATTATCTGAAACCTCGGTGCTCTGGATGTTGTCTTTCTCCGAATGTTCTCCATATGCTGGATCATCCCCGGCCAAAACACATTCTTCCCCAGACTGTGGCTCATAGCCGCTTTGGGGTTTGAAGGTGTAAAGACCGAAAGAATCATTGGGTTCGATCACTTTGAAGTCAGGACCAGCTGAAATGTACACATTGACCCAGACTGTGCTGGGACTGCCGGTTGAGGTAGTCAGTGGATTAACCACGAACACCCCAAGAACGCCATTACCTGGCGCACCGGTGGTTATCAACACCGATTGGCTGTGCATGTCTGAAGAACTGACAATTCCTGGGTAGTTGTGTGGGAGATAAGTCAAGGTGTTCCCATTCCCGACGGATATGGTCACATCGGTCGTCTCACCAATGTCCACTATCTCTTGCTTATTGACATTAAATTCGCCATCAGCAACGAATGTGGTGGAGAACCGTTTGGGTTCGTAGACAAACCTTATACGGCCCTTGTGGTGAGATGAACAACAGATTTGGAACCTAAAATTCAAAGTCCCAGTCCATCGGTTGAAGGGTAAACTGGCCATTGCAGTGGCAGTGAGGGTAAGCCCACCATCGGACGTCTCGGCAAACTGACATGGGTCCACTCTAGTGTTCCACAACAATGTGTCAGGTGCGTCACTCGTCTCAATGGGGAACTGGGCATACCAACTCTCTCTAGACACTATGTTGGCTATACTCAACGTATCTCCGGGTTCAAGACCAACGACTCTAGGATCGATCGTGGTCTCTTGTTTGTCGTCAACGGATAGTTTGAACACATTCTCAGGAACCGTGCCGTTGGCTAGGTTCCCCGCATAGCTAGGTTGGATGTGATTTGGTACTGTACCAGTAGCGGGCCTCGAAAAGCCGAACTGTTTGGCAACACTTCCAACTGCACTAGCTACTTGACCTGTGGCGGTCGCGTATGGTCCTATGACCGGGAGCTTAGACAAGGAGCCTGCAGCCATGGCGATGGCTGAGGCAGGGCCAGATATCAAACCTGGGTTAACTTTGTCGGACTCCATACCGGACTGGGCTACGATGCCATTGGCATTGTGCGATGTCGGCACTGCCAACTGCACATCAGTGGCCCAAGCAAAGACTGTTATGGTCAGAGGGTCGGTTCCACCTGCGGTGTGATTCAAAGGAGCTATGTCCCTCATCCTAATGGTGCCTAGATAAGCGGCTGCGGCAGTCGTCACATCCAGGTAATCGTAATTATAGAAGAATGGGAGAGTCAGGACTCCTCCGGACGAAGTGGTTGGGTTCAAGAAAATCCGTGGGCACTGGGACAACGATATAAGGTCCCCGAGCTCATTGGCGAACCCGTTCGTTTGATCAGACGGAGAGCAAGGTAAGTACGAAGCCATAGCCCTCCCAAAGTAGAAGCTATTGCCATTAACTACAAATTTGACATGTAACTTCAAACTCATAAGGGAGAAGTTCGAAATCCTATTAGACACACGTTTGTCCGTTAGGAATCTCGTCCATGGGTCAAAGGAAACATTCATACTAGTTCCCAATTCCCAAGTGGCCTCATAAATGCGAATGGGCCGGGACAAGAAATCTTCAAAACTTGCAGCCTCGGTGCCATTGCGGGAGCGCGTGGCTTCCAAAGGTCCAGAAGCATCGACACACTCACCAATGTCCGCATCACGAAAACGAATATTTTGCTCCGTTGACAACATAGAACAACCTCCAGGGTTTACTTTGGTCTCGAATCCAGATTGAGGAATCAACTTACGGTCTTCCTCGGGACAGATACAATGTTCATGGTGACATCTGGGGCAAAACCCAGAGAGTGGGAAATCCATCACACTCCTGGGCGAACTAGTCTCGTGAGACTTGTTCTTTGGTTTAACAGGTTTCCTCTTGCGAGGTGATTGATTAATTTTAGTAGGTTTAGAAAGTCAAGAATAGTCATGGGTGAAAGACTCAACACACCCAAGACAAATGTTTCTACTTGGTGGACTACGCCTCCACTAAATAGCGGTACCCTCGTAAGGGTGTCCGATACGTGCAAAGCCTAATTAATGTACTTACGAAACATATAAACATATACAAAATTGGTATCCATGTACACGCACCCCTCTTCAACTATACACAGGAACCCCACGGGGGTGCGGGGCGGAAGTTTACTGACATTCCGGGTCGGTGATTGGCTCTGGCCATTCTTCGTTGAAAACAGCCGTCCTAGCCTGAACATCAGCCTCGGTTTCCCCTTCTTGAGGCTCATGTCTCTCTTTCCATTTGTCCACAAACTCCTCGAAAGTCGTGTCTAGCCTGTTCGTCATGTGCTTGAGGCCAGCTATCTCGGCTACTTTGAGGAGCTCTTTCCGTCTACGTTCATAGGTCTCCTTCCCGTGGAAGAACCACTCATAGCAAGTGTTGTCGATGTTCTGGGCGCAAGCCTGCTCCACACTAAGTGGGCTACTCTTATCCCTGACGAAACAATGCAGTGATTTAGCCACAGAAGTTTCCAATAGAGCCCCAACGTTACAATCTATCTCCGGAATGTACACGTTCTTCCTCTTCAGGAACTCGAACTTCCTCGGATCTAAATATGGAACTAACTCGGACTCTTTGTCGGGCATCGTATAGGTTTGACCATAAGTGGCCAGGAACTCGGAAATGGACTTGATGTTAAATTTCTCATATCCAGCCGCCACGGTACCACCATTATCGTCACCATAGGTGGTCAAGGCCACACAGTCCTTGAACTGCCCAATAGGAACGTTGGGGTACAAAGTGAAGAAGCAACAACGCAAGTTCAACAATCCACAAAAGCCATTAAGTATGACTGTGAGTGAATTTCCAGAGATGTGCCCTCCGCATATGAGGCCTATAAGGTCACCATTGAATGCAATGAGAGCATATACCAAATCTCCGGCCATGGCTTCCATAATGCGGATATCCCGATCAGTGTAGCCTGGTAGCTCACGCGCAGCGTCTATCAACAATCTAATTGAGGCTAGGAGAAGCTGTGACGATAACTTTTGGTCGTAACTTTTGTAGTCGCCAGCGATCATTCTCTCCTCACCGTGACGGGTAATGTGCTTATACAATTGTTCCCACTCACGACTATGGGCGTTTATGCCCACGGCCGTCTCGCATATTAATGGGTTCATCTGGATGGCACGGATCAAAGGGAGGAAGTGTCCTCGGACGTTAAAGGTCAAAGCCAAAGTACTAGCGTATATGGTTCTACATTTCTGCTTACCAGGTTCGCTATAGGCTATCACTTCATCCTTGAGGCACCCCTTCGCAACAGACCCTGCCCTCTCACCTCGTTCATAGCACGCCATGCTTCGGTCAATTTCCTCTTGAACGACTGGGACAAATCGCACGGCTCTACCCTTCTCGTCGTATTCAACGTGGCGAGACTTGGGTCCTGAACCCGGATATCCTATGGATGTGTCCAAATGGATGGGGTCCACGAACCTCAAACCGGGTATGCCATGCAAATTCTCCTCATAAGTAAGCGGTCTGAGAGTATCCCTCCACTCTGGTCTTTGGAAAATGGGTATGAAGTGGACCTTAAAGTCCGCCACTGCCATCTGCAATAACATTGGAGGGAATGGGTGAGAAGGTTGCGAAAGGCTAGCAATACATTTTTGCCAACCAAACCATCGGGGGGAAATCGTAGGAGGACCATATATATTAGGCAGCTCCATAATGTCCATCACGTGTTCGCTAATTGGGGTGACTTTCACGCTAGTGCTAGGCGTGGTCATACCAAAACACCCTCCGTAATATTCTATCTGAGAGGGGTTCGGCATGTAATTGAGACACGACTTATAGTGTAGCTTGGCTGCGGGTTGCATAACTTCCATGCCCATTTGCTTGGTAGGGAAAGTCTCGAAGTTGCCTGTTATCAGGACTGTCTCGAGAACTGACAATTCATCAATGACGCGGTCAAGCGTACTCTTGAGAACAGACCCGTACACTCCATAGGGGGTGGCCTCTTTGCCACCAAGATGGAAACCAGCGATATTCACTCCTTTGGCTTCGGCTACAACAACAGCGCCGCAAAGTCCTCTGAAAGTGTCCATTCCGAAGTTCTTATAGTAACCTCCTGTGAACTTGACTCCGACTCCAGTGTCGATGCCGTCCTGTGGCACTGCCATACCTTTAGCAGTAGTCACCTTGCCGTCCTTGCTTCTATATACTAGCGTGAACGGGAGTTCAGGTAATGGCACCAATGGAAACCAAGGGGTCAGATCTTTAAAGGACCCACCGGCGTGACAGAAACATGCCACTAAATCCGTATCTGGTATGCGAACTGCTGTTTTCAAGGACAAGTATGCTGGAAACATTCCCCCGGATTCAAGTGGTGCAGATTTCCGGAGGGTGCACTTCAGAGTATCAGTCTGAGCATCTGTGAAGTAATGGTGAGGAACCATGAGAACGCCAGTCTTAACGAACATTGCGTTCAACGCCATAATCCCATTTGGTGTTTCCACCGATCCATACACTAAATTGCGCTCGACTATCTTCACGAAATCATCTCTGTTAGTGCACAACGCTTTGTGGGAGAAAGGAAGCTCTCGTTTGCCTGGCGTGGCCCACGGATTTATCTCCTTGTCCCTTGCAGCTATCTGCTCAGCGTTCTCTGGCATGAGAGTGCCTTGCGATTTGGGTCTATTCCTTATCACACGGTATATCTTTGACAAAGTGTAAACGATGCCAACTGCCAGCGCTGTTCTACAAATGTTCCTAGCGTTGTCGTCTCTCCAAGCCTTCAATGTGGGAGCGATAGAGTTCCGCTCAGCTAGATCAAGCACATAAAGCTCATCCAACGTTGCCACCATCTTCTTTTGAACAGTCGACGTAACGGCCAACAAGAAACAGCAAGTGAATATAAAGTGGAAGCCTTTAAAACCTCCACGGTACCAAGCTATCAGTAAGAGAAGGGACGAAATACCATACTGTATCATAGTCCATCTGAAGAACTTGTAGGCAATTTCCCTCGACTCGAACACGCGAAGCATGTTTTGTACTCTAGGGTCTTCCATCCATGGTGTGGGGACGAGTTTGAGCCAGCTCCATCTACACCTCAGCAGTTTAGCCATCTTTAACATGGCAATACCGCTTATGGCGTCAATGGTCTTACTCGTGTGTGATGCCGCCTCTTCAGTTCTTTCTGAAACAACACCACTCAACACGTCCCAACCCCTGGCCAAACAATCACCATGATTATAGTCATAACCGAAAGCCTTAGAGAGCCTATGCTCCCAAGAATCCTTATTCGGGTCACCAAAGACCTTTCTTTCAACATAGTTAGCGCACCTATTATAGATGTACATACCAGTGAAAACTTCGAAACCGGATTGCTTCGTCATTGACTTAAACCACTTAGCGTCTTGCAAAGCCAGGGCAACTTCAGACTCATCTACTTCCAATTCATCGGTAGAATCTTCGGAAGACGTCGAGTCATCTTCTTGCGTAACCGTGTCGTATGAATGGCCATCTTCATCATGTTTGTTGCACAAGCCCTTGATCTGCTTACACTTCTTCGCTGGGCATAGAGTAATGGTTCTGGACTTATTCCGTATTATAAACTCTTGCTCGGCTCGATGCTGATGAAACTTGGTTATCAGGAACTGCACTGCCGTCTTTATAGAGACTTTGGCGTATGTGATTCCCTGCTCCTTAACAACAGCATACTGGGCTACGTGACGCAAATCTTTAGGCTCAACTGCCTGCTCAATGGTGATGTACCATAGATCGTCGACTGGGATGTCGGACATTTTGTCACCATAGCAGTCTCTGACCTTAGTTGGGTCGAGTCCACATTCCTTCCCGTCGATGATCAATTGGAATTCTTCCCTGGCCGCAACGGTGAGCACATATTTCATTCTGCGCTGTATAGCGTATGGGCACTGGGAATAAGTGTGTGCGTCGAGAGTTTTGACGTTGGTGTTAACCACGACAATTTCAGGCTCAACGAACACCTTCCCTTTGCTTTCAATCTCTGCCATATTGGCATAAAACGGGTTGTTGTTGATGACGTCAATGAGGGCCCTGGTGGGGGCCTTTTCTATGAAATCCTTCTTGTCATTAGCCATGTCATCAAATATCATGACTATCTTGTTGGTCGCCCAATTGGACATATACCTGTCTGATGCATTGACCGAAGCTTTATGCTCCATGCCAGTGGGTAGACCAGCACTCGCTAGCAAACAGTCCACAATCTGCATTCCGCAGGTGGTCTTGCCCTGGCAACTTCTACCATATAGCTCGAGAGCAAATGGTGCCTTCCGTAGGCCAGTCGCCAGTTTGAGGGTGACGTAGTCGTTGCGTATTGTACACAACTTGAGGATTTTCTTTTCAAATATACTTTTCTCAATGCCTTGTTTTCCCTGCACAAGTACTCTGAGGCGCTTAGTGCAATTCTCAAGCCTAAGGTCGAATTCCTTCTCTGATGCCTTCTTATGCTTCTCAAGGTTTCCGTTCCTGACGAGATCCCACCACTGTAACAGCAGCATGTACTCGTCATCCAATTCAAGAGCTTCTTTGTTGCCTATAAGGAAGCAACGCAGGGATTTGTCCTTGAAACAAACGTAAATATTCTCAACGAAGAAAGTAACTGTCGAGAGTGCGGCGTCAATTAAGTCGACCGAATCTGCGTGGATCAGGGACATGTCTGGTTCTATTATCTTGTAGTTACCGACATTGAATGTTACTGATGAAACTTCGCACATGCCCATCGTCACAACTAGCGACAACAGGCGCGAAAAATGTTTGAACAATTTGTTCGACCTAACCAACTCCCAGTTTGTTCTTGCATTTCTCAACATCTGAATCCACCGAGGAACTAGAATAACACCCTCCAGGCCTGATTGCCTAGTGGGTGGTTCTTCAGTGTCGGCTTGTATGTCGAAAATCTCATACACAATCTCCATAATCTTCAGCGACAGGGAGTCACTAAAAAGACGGGATGCATACAAGAATATGCTTGAACACACCGCGAGTCCGTTACTAGCCCCAGATATGGAGAAGAAGAGAGCTACGAGGCCCTCAACCTCTCTCATCAATACGTTGGGTGTCGTGGACTCTGCGAATAATTCTGAAACGCTATCCAAGGCACTCTTTATGCTGGAGAAGTCAAACTCACTAATCGAATCTTGCTCATTGGGTTTGGGCTCTTCTGAGCCGTCACCCTTGTCAGGAGGCGGGACTTGTTTGTCCTGCGAATCATTACTGCCCCGTGGGCAGGCCGGAGCCACTTGTGGCTTCTGCGGACTTTTGATTTCTTCCTGACCAAGGATAGACACTGGAATCCTTTCAGAGATCCAATCCGAATACGGCTTGGCCTTATCTTTGATCCATGTCTTACCTTGGTCTATATCTGTAAGAATAGAGGTCGTCATTGTCATAGTGATGGTCGAATGTTCCAGCTTGTAAACGTGGAACACTCAACTCATCACACCAGGAAAGGTGCGAAGAGTGTGAGTGTCGGACAAAGGCCTACCCCTTCCAGGCACGTCGCCGGAGAGGTCTGAGACTGGTGGCAAAAATGCTAATCTCCACAAACTACAGGAATACCTCGTAAGGTAATAATAAGGGAATGCAGAGCACTGCAAACCGTACCTGAAGCGTGTGGGAACACATATTGTAAACTGATCGCAATCAGACTCACACAGAAACAAACCAAACCGCCATATGCGGGAAGGTATTAGCCAATGACCTGTCGTTCGGGGCCGGTGTACACTTTCGTGCCCACCTTCGGTTTTAAATGATATGTTGGTAGGTCGTCAGTTAATTGTTTTATGCTCTGGGCAACAGTGGTCAACTGGTTAAAATCCACTGAAATGTGCTCTGATCACTATAGATCTGTAACCTTTCGTTAAAGGTGTAGCTAGATTACTAGCAGCAGTATCAGGTTTAGTCCTACGTGGACAAGGTCGCATAAGCTACCTGAAAATTCCCCAATAAAGAACTTTGGGACGCGGGTTCACCTACTGTGGTGGCACCGCCGTTCTGACTCTTTTACAACACATAAATTTAGCCTCTGGCGTGAGGCAAGGATACATGATGGTACTGAGAACCCTTAGGGGGGGGGGGTTACTATTTGAGTCTCGTTAGAGACCGCCATAGCTGGCGGAATAAAAGCAAATCACTATCATCTACGTATACTAGACAGAATCGTGCGTTACACGATAAAGCCTAGATCCATAGCCCTAACAGGGCGCTGAACGTCACAGTCGCGGGGCGACTGTGGCATAGAACGCCAAGTACAATGGTGTGCGCGGGTGGCTGCCCGCG